GGATCTGCTTTAACTGGTTTTTTAAGGGCTTTTGTAGTTGGTAGCAGTTATGGTGCTGGTGGAAATGGTGGACCTACGGCTGACGGTGGAAATCCTAGCACTGGAAATGCTGGTGGTGGTGGAGCTTTAGTAGTTTTTGAAAATACAGGAACTTAAAAATGGCTTATTTTATTTTTGTAAAAAATTTAGACAATATTGAAGGTTCAATTTATAAAATTGCAGAAAATCAAAGCGATTTAAATAATTTAAATATTATTCAATCTGATTGTAAAATAATTGAAGACTCTCAATCTAATTTTGATTTAGTAAAATTTGGAAATAAATATCCAAATAAATATAATAATGATGTTATTACTTATACCGATCAAACTATTATATACCAAAAACAACAACTAAAAATTTATATAGATAATCTTAAAAATGAAATAAAACAATTCACAAATAATAACCTTAATCATCCATTGTTTAGTCTTTGGAATAATTATTATACTCAATTAAATAATTTAAATTTAGATAGTATTACTTATCCTTTAAATAAATCATTAGAACAATATTTTGATGATTTAGGGCAACCTTCATATAATATTTTACAACTTCCTTAAAAAATGCTATAAAATTAGCATGTTTGATAAAGAAATAGAGTTTAGTGTTCACGAAGATTATTTTTCATTAAAAGAAGATTACCCAACTCCTATAAAATTAAATATACCAGAATGGTTTAAAAAATTAGAACATACTCTTGAAAATAAAACAATTAAAGGATGTATGCCTTTTTTAGATTCTTTAACGTCGGGTTATTTATTGAAAATGCCTCAAGATTTTAATGTTCGACATAATGTAGTTAATAAAAATGAAAAAGGAGAAGAATTTAAAGATTCTTTCCAAACTTATGGATTACATGATATGACACAGATTCTTGGTGCAAAAACTATAAATTTAAATTCAGGACAGGATATTCATTCCATAAAACAGTTAGAGGGTTCTCCATTTATAGAAAAAAATAAAAATTTACCCTTTTATAAAATAATGAACCCATGGAAAATTAAAACACCAAAAGGATATTCCTGTCTTTTTGTTCCACCTTTAAATAATTCAGATGATAGATTTTCAATAATACCAGCAATAGTTGATACAGATACTTTTCCGAATGAAGTAAATTTTCCAATTGTATTAAATGGAGATAAATATTCTGTTTTAGAAACTCTTATAAAAAAGGGTACTCCGTATGTTCAAATTATACCTTTTAAAAGAGATTCTTGGAAAATGATAATTAAATCAAGGAAACAAAAAGAAATACAAAACTCCAGACTTTTTTATGGATTGAGGCTATTGAATATTTATAAAGATAAGTACTGGAATAAAAAATCATGGAAATAAAAAATTTTATAAAAATATTTGATGAAGTGTTACCTTGGAATGTATTGTCTAATTTAATTAGTTTTGCAAATGTTTCAAATTTTTCAGAAACTAAAATTCGTGGAGGAGACCAACCTATAACAGATTTTAAGGTTAGAAGAACCTATTCTCATACCTTATCTAATTTAAATATGTCTCTTTCAAATATTCATTGGTATAATTTATTATATTTTTATTTAAGAAATGGTTTAGCACTATATCAAAAAGATTGTAATGTTTCTGAAACCATTGCTACTATTAGTAATATTGAAATATTGAAATATGAAAATAGTGGTTTTTACACATGGCATACAGATCATTTTGCGGATATACCTAGAACATTAAGTTGTATTTTATTATTAAATAATGATTATGAAGGTGGAAATCTTTGTTTTAGAAATCCTGATGGATCAGGTGAGTGGGAAGTAGAAGTTAAGCCAAATAGACTTATTATTTGGCCAAGTAACTTTTTATATCCACACACAGTTAAACCAGTAACAAAAGGAAGAAGGTATTCAGTTGTAGCATGGGCACTATAAGAGATTTTAAATACAAATTAATAAAAAATTTTTTAACAAAAGAAGAAATTAAGCTATTAAATGATTATTGTAGAATTAGACATAGGATAAATTTTGAGTCTTTTGATTTTTTACAAAATGACAACGGAGATACTTATTTTTACGCAGATCCACTTATGGAATCCTTAATGATTAATAAACTTGATATTATGCAAAAAGAAACAGGGTTAGAGCTTTTATGTACTTATGCATTTTGGAGAATGTATACAATTAATGCTGATTTAAAAAAACATACGGACAAACCATCATGCGAGATAAGTGTAACTGTTATGATTGGATCTGATAAAAATCCTTGGCCAATATTTATGGAGGGTACAGAAATTAACTTAGAACCAGGTGACGCTGCAATTTATTTAGGATGCGAAGTAGAACATTGGAGAGAAAAATTTAAAGGAGACTGGCATGCACAAACTTTTTTACATTATGTTGATAAAAATGGACCTAATAAAGAATGGGCAAAAAATAAAAGATTAATATATGGAACTCAAAAATGAAATTTAAACAATACGAAAACGGATCTTGCGATATAGAGTTTTCTTGGAAAGAAAGATTAAGGCTTTTTAGAAAAGGAAAACTTCATTTATCAGATGAAAATTTAAAACATTTTGGAAATAATCTTGTAAAAATAGTTATGGATTGGCAATTAAAATTTAATGAAGATGTTGCTAATAAACAAAGTTTTACAGATACAAAAATAAATACGGAATGATTTTAAATGAGAAATACCAAACGTATGTTAATTTTTTATATAATAAAAATTGTCATAATATAAAACACTCTCATTCTAATTTTTTAAATCATTTAATTGGAACTTTTAATATATTAAAAAAATGGAAACAATCAGAGGATTTGTGTATTGCAGGGATGTTTCATAATATCTATGGAAATAAATATTTTAATCCTAATTTAAATATTTCAAGAGAAGAGATAAAAAATCTTATAGGTGAAGCAGCTGAAAATTTAGTATATAAATTTGTAAATTGTGAAAGAGATAAATTAAATGAAAGTAATGATTCAGAATTAATTATTTTAAATTTAGCTAATTCCTTAGATCAAAAAAAATTATTTATTATAGAAGACAATTTATATGATGTAACATCTTCAAAAAATTTATATGAGTACTTTAAAAATTTAGACTGGGCATTTGATGGTAAAAATTTAACGGAAGACTCTATGAAATGGAATTATAATTTGAATTTTAAACATATTTTTGAAAAAAATTTTTTAGATATATCTGAAATTTTGTTAAAAAAACATGGATTAAATAAAATTTTTAAATTAGCTAGATCGTATGCAAGTGCAAACACTTACGGATTTTCCGGGGAGTATCATACAGATGATGGTGCTAAGGAACATAATGAAATAGTTACAATTATGTTTTATCTTAATGATAACTGGAATTTAAATTTTGGTGGAGAGACCTTTTTTTTAAATAAAGATAGGAATGAAATTGAAGCTGCTGTTATACCAAAACCAGCAAGAGCAGTAATATTTGATGGATTTATTTTTCATGGCCCAAGACCTTTAAGTAAGTTATGTAATCAATTAAGAATGGTTTTAACTTTTAAATATGAATTAATAAATAAAATATAAAACACTTTAAAAAATTATTCATATGAAAGTACTTGGGTTAAATTTAAGCCATAATGCTTCTTGTGCTGTGGTGGAAGATGGTGAATTAATTTTTGCATTAGAAAATGATAGACTTTCTAGAAAAAAAGCAGATAATTCTATTTCTGAATTATTAAATTTATTTAAAAATCAATTTTTTGATTACATTGTTTTTACAGAATATGATTTAAATTTAAAAAAAATAAATTATTTTTATGATAAAGTTAATAATTTATTAAATAGCAATAATATTAAATATAATAAATTAGAAGCTTTTCCATATCATCACGAATCACATGCTTTTTCTGCTTTTTATAATTCTTCATATGAAGAATGTATTGCTTTAATTATAGATAATGGAGGAATATCTATAAAAGTGGACGATGAAGAAATGGGACAAGAAATATTGTCTATTATAAAAATAAATAAGGATGGTAGTCATATAAATTTATTAAAAATATGTAGAAATGATAAAAAATTTTTACATAAGGACGTTATTGTTTCCTTACCTACGATAAGTATTGCAGGTATGTATGAATATATTAAACATTTATTTCAACTAAAAGAACCTGGAGCAGTGATGGGATATAGCTGTTATGGAAAAGAAAATGAATTTTTGGGAATAAATCCTTTTATCATTGATAAAAATAATAATTTTTTTACATCAAATCCATTATTTTTATATAGGTGCGTTACATCAAAAGAAAAATTAAATTATGTACCAATTCAAGACCTGTGTTTCGCTGTTCAAAAACAAACAGAAGATATCGTATTATATTATTTAAATTATATTAAAGAAAAATACGGAAATACCAATATTTGTTTAAGTGGAGGACTTTTTCAAAACTGTATGCTTAATTATAAAATAATTAAAAATAACTTTAATGTTTTTGTTGATCCCATTTCTCATGATGGGGGAACTTCTATTGGTATAGCTCAATATTATTATCACAGGGTAACTGGGAAAAAGCCAAATAAATATAAAAATTTATATTTAGGTTTAGAAGAAGATTTATCTAAAATTTATAACTTAGTTTCTAAAAATCATGACATAGTTTTTGAAGATTGTAATGTTAACCATGTAGCAGAATTATTGGCCTCTGGTAAAATAATAGGTATTTTCCAAGGTAGATCAGAAATGGGACCAAGGGCTCTAGGTAATAGGTCTATACTATTTAATCCAAATATTATTAATATAAAAGAAAAAATAAATTTAATTAAAGAAAGAGCATGGTTTAGACCAGTGGCAGGTACTGTTTTATATGAAGAAAAAAATAAATGGTTTAACTTTTATAACAAAGAATCAACACCTTTTATGTCCTACGCCTGTGAAGTTTTAAAAGAAAAACAAAAACTAATATCTGGTATAGTTCATATAGATGGAACATGTAGAATACAAACATTAAAAAAAGAAGAAAATGAATTATTTTACAATTTAATAAATTGTTTTAACTCCATAACTAAAATACCTATTTTAGGAAATACCTCTTTAAATTTAGCGGGTAAACCATTGGTACAGTCTCTAACAGATGTCATTGATTTTTTAATAGACTCTAATGTAGATTTTGTTTATTTTCCAGAAATAAATAAAATATCTCATGTAAAATATAAAAACAATATTGAAGTTAATTCATCAAATATGAGGTAAATAACCCTTTATTGTTTATTAAGCATATATAAGGTATAATGATATATGCCTTTAAAAAAAATACCAGTAGCTCCAGGCTTTGATAAACAAGATACAGCATCCCAAGCAGAAGGTCGCTGGATTGATGGAGATAACGTGCGTTTTCGTTATGGAAGCCCACAAAAAATAGGTGGATGGGAACAGTTATTATCAAGCACATTAGTCGGTGCTGCACGAAATCAATGGATATGGGCAGAACTTAAAGGTAATCGTTATTCAGCTATTGGCACTAATAAAGTGTTAGTTATTTATTTTGAAGGTGCATTTTACGATATTACACCTGTTGATGCTATTCTGACAAGTTGTACATTTAATACTTTAAACGGCTCTACATCATTAACTGTTAACAAAGCAGGACATGGTTTAACTGTTGGAAGAATTGTTAAATTTACTGCAGTAACACCACCAACAGGAACAACCGCAGCAGACTTTACAAATTTATTTGAGGTTATAACAACACCTTCATCAAGCACTTTTACAGTAACTTTACCAACAGCATCAAGTGGAACAGCTACTAATAATGGTGCTGCCTCTTGCACACCTTACTTTGATTTTGGTCCTTTTGGACAAACTTATGGATATGGTTATGGTACATTTAACTGGGGTGGATTTAGTTCAACAGTTACTCAAACTGCGATTAATGC